TACCTGTAACACCTGTTACATTAGCAGATAATACTGGAGTAGAATTAACATTAAACTTAACTTGTTGAGCAGGCCATAATCTACGGTTAACTAATCCTTCATATTGATAATCAAAGTTTTCTTTATTATAAATTGCTTTATAAGTACCTTGACCAAAAGAGTTAGCTTGAATTTGAGTACAAGTACTTGTAGCACCAAATCCTGTAGAATCATCAACTTGAACTGAGAAATACACACGGTTTTCTTTATAAGTACTAGATTGGAATTGTTCAATGTCTTTAGCAGTGATTTCAACACCGTAATCAGTAGCACCTGTTAACCCATATACACCTGTACCATCACCTACAACTACAGCTTCAACTAATGATTTAAAACCACTAACGTTGATTGCATCTGCAATTTGAGTAGCAATAGAAAGTTGTGTAGCAGCAGCACCAGAGATAAAATTACCTCTTAATACTTCCGGTCTTTCAGAATATAAAGATTTATCATTTTTAAATCTGATTGAAAAAGTATATTCAGTAGCGTTATTTACTTCAATAGTACCTGTACCAGTTTTACGATTATGACCAATAGCCCAAACTTCACGTTGTGCTGGAGCATAAGATTCTGATCTAGCACCAATTACTGAGCGACCATTAATCCACATTGATTTTTTAAATGTTCCATCAGCAAATGTTTCAGAAATCTGAATAGCTTCAGTAGCTGAACTTGCTACATAAGGTTCTGCAGCACCTAAAGCAGTTTGATTAGCTTTAAATACACCTAATTTACCTGGAGTTAAAGTAGATACGTTAGCTTCTAATGCTGAACCATTACCTACAAAAATGTTTGTTACTTTATGAATTGACATTGTTTTTTAAATTTTTAAATTTATATTTAAGATATTTGTTTTTATTTATTAGTTTACTACAAAGAAGTCTAAATCAAATGCTGCAGATAATGCTACTGATGCGTGAGCATTGTAAATTACAATAGCTACAGATCCTGCTGCTGGAGTTACTTGATATACTAAAGGAATACCTGTTCCACCATAACCACCTAAGCTTACAAATACTTTAGAACTTGCTGTAATATAACTATTTGTTAAAGTTATTGTTCTAGTACCTAATCCTGCCGTAGCAACACTACCTACGGTAATTGTACCAGAAGGTGCATTAATTGTTGGTGTATTAGAACCTACTTGAGATCCTGAAGCTACAACTAAACCATCTTCTTCAATAGAAGTTAAATCTTCAGTGATAGAGTTTACAACATCTATAATTTCAACAACTTTTTCTTGTTGACTTTTAGGAAAAGATTGAACATCAGCTCCTAAGGATTTTTTAATTGGATATTTAATTACCATTTAATTTATTATTCGTTTGTGTTATTAATTAAAGGATTAAAAGTTTGTGATCTTTTACCCTCGATTTCTTCTAATGCTATTTTAACAGCTTCATCTACAATTTCAGAATGTAAATGTTCAGATAATTCAAATGTTATATTACCAGATAAACTTACAGTTCTAGGTTTTTTAACATATCTTAATCTATAATTTACAATAGTACAATTAGAGATTAATTCAACTTTACCTTCAGCCATCAACCTTAATACTTTTTCATTATTAGGTTTTTTAAATGGATCTTTTAAAACTTTAGATATTTCAGAATGATTTGCTGGAACAACTTCTACTAATTCAGTTACATTTTGTCCACAAATATTGCAAGTTATATTACATCTTTCTTGAACAGTAAACCAATGATCGGTAGGTAAATTTAAGAACCTAGCATTTACATCAATATTATCAACACTATAAGCTAAAGGTGTTAGTACATCATTTACAGTAATATTTTTTAAATCTTCAATTCTTTTTTGAGTTTCTTCAAAAGATTGACGTTTTAAATTATTAATACCATATCTTTGTTTAACTATTCTTTCTTGAGCATTATTTAATATTAAATCAATCTCTTCTGGTAAAAAGTTAGGATAATTTAATGCATCTAATTTATCTAATCTAAATTTAAACTCTAGATGTGCTTGTGCAATAGTCATTATTCATCTTCTTTTTTAGAAGCTTTTTTAGGTTTAAGTTTTCCTTCTAAAGCTAATTTAACAGATTGATTTTTAATATCTGATAAATAAGCTACAACTTCATCTGTAGAACTACCTAATAAGTCTTCACCATTATAATAATAGTTACCTTTCTTTTTGATAATTTGTTTTTCAATTAAGTTTTGTAATAAAGCTTTAATTGTAGTTTCTTTAGATTTAGTTAATCTGATAAATTCTTTAAAATCATTTTTAACAAATTTATATAGTTCAGCTTTAACCATGGTTTCTGACATATTATCTACGCCAAATTTTCCATAAACTCTTAACAAATTTCTCTTCTCTTCAATTGTTGCATTATGGAAAGCTTCCATTGCAGCAAATTCAAATTCCATTTTTGTAGCTTCAATTTTACTTGCAGCTTCAGGATCATAGATATAAAATTTAGCTCCTGGATTACCGGGAACATCATGCTCAGTATTTGCAATAAGATCATGTTCCAATAATACTCTATGTTTGATTTCATCTAATGGTGTTATAACATTCATAATTGTTATACCATCATTTTTCAATCTTACTTCTAAATCTCCCCAAAATTCACTATTTCTTTTATTTAGTGTTCCTTTTGCTAGATTCATAAGTTGCTCGTAATGAGCTTCTTCTGATGCAGTTAGACCTGTTTTATAAACTCCAGTTGCTCCTAATTGAGCACCCATGATTACTGTGTAAGTTTTATCGTAAAACGATTTTCCTGAAAACCTATTTCTATTTATAGGTCTAATAACATACTGTTTTAATGTTTCTTCCATGTTTTAATAATTTGCCTTTATTAGTTTATTTAATTATACTATAGAAATAATTTCTATGTATTCCTTTTGTTTTTAATACTTGTTGTAATCTTGCTCTACTTGTATTATTTTTATTTGCAGCCTCTTTTATACTATTATATTCTTCTATTAAAATATTATCTAGTGTATATTTACCAACTTTTTTACTTGTTTTTAAATTATATAGTTTACAATTTTCAATAGCTTTAGAACGATCAATATTTTTAGATTTTAAAGTTTCAGAATGTTTTATTTTTCTTTCTTCTGGCCATTTATTACCTAATCTTTTTTGTCTAATCTTTTCCTTAGTCTCATCAGACATTTTTAATCCTAAATTACCTTCACCACCTTTAGTTAAATTATATCCTATTTTTCTATCTGTAGAATTATATTGTTGAATATAAAATATTTCTTTTTGTTGAAGTTCTTTTAATGAATTAGCAGTATCTATTTGTTCTACTTTGAATACTTCTGAACCATGTTTTCTAATAGCATTTAAAATATACGAATTTCTAGAATCTCTATATTTAGCTTCAGCTATTCTTTTTCTACACCTTTCAGATATACTTTCAGTAGTTAACCCTATGTAGATTTTATTATTTAAAGTATTTGTTAGTTTGTATATAAACATATTTTAATATTTAGTTGCATACTAATATAACATATTTTACATTAATATGCAACTAAAATATTTAATATTTATGACAAGGCACTAGAATCTAAAATTAATTGAGCCGCATCACTTGGATCGCGAAGCATTATTCCACATTCAGTCATTGCTTCAAATGTGTAACCATCTACAGAACTTGCAGAAGAACCATTTTTCTTAGGTCCGTAAGGTCCGTACATTCCTTCAATATAAGTTGTTACCATCTCACGATCTTTAGAATATACTTTTTGAATATTTGGTTCACCTTTGTTATAAGATTTAAAGTTTAAGAAAGTCGCTTTATAAGACTCTGCTGGTTTACCAGTTTGAGGATTTAATAGACGATTTCTTACAGTATCATTATAAGGACGGTATTCTTTTAATGTAATTTTATCACCATTTAAACCTACATAAGTCATGAACTGACCTTGTAAAGTTAAATCTTGACCAGAACCAGCAACAAATTTAGAATCAACTAAAGTTAAAGCTGAAGCTGAACGTTTCATAGCTTGATCAAATAAATTCATGAACTCACGACCACATAATGCAACGTATTCACGAGGTCCATCTTCAGTACCATTGTATGATAAATCAGACATAAAATCACGAATTACTTTTTCACTTAATGTAGTG